GACGCTTCCTCGACCTATGGAGCCGATGGCATCCAGATGTAGTCACTGGCTGGAACGTCGAGCAATTCGATATTCCCTATCTTGCAAATCGTATCACCAAGATTCTTGGTGAGGATGAAGCCAAAAAACTTTCGCCTTGGAATCGTATTAGCAAACGCGAAACAGTGATGATGAATCGTCCTGTGCAGTTCTATGATATTTCTGGAATTGCCATTCTTGACTACATTCAACTCTATCGTAAGTTCACTTATTCGCAGCAAGAATCTTATCGTCTTGATAACATTGCTCACGTTGAGTTGGGTGAAAAGAAATTAGATTATTCTGAGTTCGAAACTCTACATCAACTCTACAAACACGATTATCAAAAGTTCATTGAGTATAACATCAAGGACGTTGAACTTGTTGAGAAACTCGAAGACAAGATGAAGTTGATTGAGTTGGCTTTGACTCTTGCGTATGATAACAAAGTCAACTACGATGATGTGTTCACTCAAGTGCGTATGTGGGATGCTATTGTGTACAATTACTTGTTGCGCAAGAAGATTGTCATCCCGCAGATGTCACGTAGCACAAAGAGTTCGCAGTATGAAGGTGCGTATGTCAAAGATCCCATTTGTGGTATGCACGAATGGGTTGCTTCGTTTGACTTGAATAGTCTGTATCCGCACTTGATCATGCAGTATAATATTTCGATGGAGACTCTCGTTGAGCCATCGAAGTATAATGACAACATGCGTGGGTTTATCAGCAACTGTAATATCAATGTTGACAATTTACTTCATCAAGAAGTTGACACAAGCATTCTAAAAGATCTTGGTGTTACCGTAACGCCGAATGGTCAACTGTTCCGTATTCAAGAGCAGGGTGTGTTGCCTGAGATTATGGATAGCATGTACAAAGATCGTACACGCTATAAGAAGTTGGCGCTTGAGGCAAAAAAGAAAATTGAAACTGTTCTTGAAGATAAGAATCAGGTTCATTATCTTGAGAAACAAGTTGCGCGATATAATAATCTTCAGTTGGCAAAAAAGGTTACTCTGAACTCCGCTTACGGTGCGCTGGGTAATCAATACTTCCGCTTCTTTGATATTCGTATCGCCGAAGGTATCACCACAGCAGGTCAGTTGTCTATTCGTTGGATCGAAAAGAAGATCAACGAGTATATGAACAAACTGTTGAAAACTGAAGGCGAAGATTATGTCATCGCTTCGGATACTGACTCAATCTATTTGAACATGGGTCCGCTGATCAAGAAACTTTATCCTGATACTTCTGACACCAAGAAAGTCATCAAGTTCATGAACAAAGTTTGCGACGATAAGATTCAACCGTTCATTGATGCGTCGTATGAAGAACTGAAAGAATACGTCAATGCATTCCAGCAGCGCATGGAAATGAAGCGTGAGTCTTTGGCTGACAAAGCGATCTGGACTGCGAAGAAACGATATATCCTTAATGTGCATGATAGTGAAGGAGTTGTGTATGCTAAACCCAAACTCAAGATCATGGGTCTTGAGGCTGTCAAGTCTTCAACGCCATCCGCTTGTCGTGTAAAGATTAAAGAAGCAATCAATATTGTCATGACACAGACTGAAGATGATCTTCATAAGTTTATTGAGAAGTTTCGTTCTGAGTTCAAGACATTGCCTGTTGAAGACATCGCATTCCCAAGATCAGTCAATGGTCTGAAAGAGTATGCTGACTCAGCAAATATCTTTAAGAAGGGTACACCAATTCATGTTAAGGGTGCTTTGGTTTACAATCACTTGCTGCGTGAGATGAAACTCAACAAACGCTATCAAGAGATTCAAGAAGGCGAGAAGATTAAGTTCATCTATCTGAAACAGCCAAACATCTACAACAATAACACTCTTGCGTTCTTGTCTGGTATTCCCAAACAGTTAGATGCTGAGCAATACATAGATTATGATTTGCAATTTGAAAAATCATTTCTTGAACCACTAGACATTATTCTTTCTTCCATAAACTGGCAGACTGAAAAAGTCGAATCACTGGACAGTTTTTTCTCATGATAAGTATCATTATGCCGACTCTCTGGAAAGGAGAGCACTACAAAACAATGCTGCCATTATTTAATGATCATCCATTAGTTGGAGAAATCATTATTATCGATAATGACACTACCAATTCAAATCAACAAATATTGAATCTAGAAAAAGTTAAACACTTGCCTCAAGTAGAGAACATATATGTAAATCCTGCTTGGAATTTGGGAGTTGAAGAATCAAAATTCGATATTATTTGTTTATACAGCGATGATGTTTTGTTTGATGTGAAGCATTTAGAAATGATTTGTGAGAAGTGTGTCCCAGAAAACGGAATAACTGGATTTTCCATAGAATGTATCTCAGAAAAATTTGAAACATTAAATCAATTAGAATCTGCAACGTTAAGTTGGGAAACTCCTAGAGTTGTGCCTTTGATGGCATTACACTATAGATTTGGTATTTGTATGTTCATGCATAAATTGTCATACCATAAAATCCCACAACAATTTAAAATATATTATGGTGATACGCATCTATTTGAGCAAAACGTATTCAATAGCAAACAGCACTTTAAAATAGAAGGTGTTCCTGTTGCAACAAAAATGAAAACTACCACTAAACACTTTAGTGAAGTCATTGATCAAGACGATAAACATTATAATACGAATCCATTTAATGAAATGGTTTCAAATCTTATAAAAAGTATGGAGAATGAATCTCAATGATTAGCGTTATAATTCCCACAATGTGGAAAGCTCCACATATTATGCACATGCTTCCAATGTTAGAGGAGCATCCTCTTATTGGAGAAATTTTAATCATTGATAATGACACGAGCAAAACCAATTCAGAAATCCATAAATATTCTAAAGTTGTTCATTTACCACAAGCAGAGAACATATATGTGAATCCTGCCTGGAATTTGGGATTTAATTTAGCAAAAAATGATAAACTTTGTTTTCTGAATGATGATGTTATTTTTAATACTGATTGTTTAAAATTTGTATATGAGAACATTACATCAGAAAATGGTGTTCTTGGTTTTTCTGAAATGAGTTATTGTGGATTTTCGCCAGAGGCATTTAACACAATTAAGTCTACTGGACTTGGATCAGAAGTTTATCTTGAACCAACTAACATCTATATGAATCATGAGACCTCTGGAATGCCACATACATATTATGGTTGTTGCTGGTTCATACATAAGAGCAGATATTACAAAATACCTAGTGAATTTAAAATTTATTATGGTGATTTGTTTATCTACTTACTGAATGCATTCAATATTAATCAGGGGGAAGATATTGCTCCTGGTGTTAAATTGATTACAAAAACTTATCAAGCAGTGAAAAATTATACTATTGAGGATGGTCTAGTTTTGACAAAGATGTCTTCAACGGTTAAATCATTTTCACCACAAATTGAAAAAGAAAAAGCAATATTCTACGAAGTTTTCGAGAAATATGGAATACACAAGGCAAAATAAATGGCATTACTCGCATTAATTGCAGGACTTTTACTTTCTGGGACAGCAGCATATTATTCAATCATAGGATTAATTGCAATATTTCCAGGGGCAGTTCTTCCAATCACTCTTATGGGTGCAAGTTTAGAATTTGCTAAACTTGTGGCAGCATCTTGGCTTTATAGAAGTTGGGATATTGCTCCAAAAGTGATCAAAATTTATTTTGTATTTGCTGTCATAATTCTGATGTTTATCACTTCTCTTGGAACCTTTGGTTATCTCTCAAAGGTTCATTTAGAATCTTCTGTGAGCGTTGCTGATAAGAGCATTGAGATTGCAAGAATTGAGCAGCAAATCGCAAATGAACAGCGACAGTTGGATAATGCGCAAAAAGCGATTGACAATCTTGAGAATGCCTCAGCAACGAGCATATTTGATGCATCTAAAGTTAGAGCAGCGCAACGAGATGAGAGAAATGAGTTAAAAAGAGAAATTGATGATTCATCAACTAGAATAGATGAACTTAATTTACAATTGGTTCCTCTTAAAGTTGCAAATGCTCAAGTAGAAGCAAAAGTTGGTCCGTTAAAATATATTGCTGAACTAATTTATGGTAAAGAAGAAGCCAAAAACTATTTCGATAGTGCAGTTAGATTTGTCATTATTTTAATTGTCTTGGTATTTGATCCATTGGCAGTTCTACTTTTAATTGCGGCTAATATCAGTTATAATCAATCTAAATTGAAAGTTGATGATGACGATAATGTTATAGAAGAACAACCCAAAAAGGCTAAAAAGAAAAACTATATCATAGAAAAAATTGAGACTGTTAAAGCCAAGAAAAAGAAAAAGGTTGATAAAACAACTGATGTGGAGTATAATAAAAAGAAAGATGGCGACATCTACAACTTCATAATGCGTGATGATTTTGGAATTCAACATACAGATAAGGTGAATAAAAATGAGTCTACTCGAAAAGTTAAAGAAAAATACGACAATTAAAGATACTGCGATTCTTGCCAAGTCGAAGTTCTTTGCAGCCAAGGATATGGTTCAGACCAAGATTCCTGTAGTAAACGTCGCATTCTCTGGTGATCTTGATGGAGGATTCACTCCTGGTCTTACAATGTGGGCTGGTCCGTCAAAACACTTCAAGACTGCATTCAGTCTCTTGATGGCAAAAGCATACCAAGATAAGTATCCTGATTCTGTTGTTCTGTTCTATGACTCAGAGTTTGGTACTCCGCAAAACTACTTCACTTCGTTTGGTATTGATACCGATCGCGTTGTTCATACTCCAATCACGGACGTTGAGCAATTGAAGTTTGATATTATGCAACAGTTGACTCAGATTGAGCGTGGCGAGCGTGTGATGATCGTCATTGACTCAATTGGTAACTTGGCTTCGAAAAAAGAAGTTGAGGATGCGTTGGATGGCAAGTCAGTCGCTGACATGAGCCGCGCAAAGCAAATTAAATCCCTGTTCCGTATGGTGACACCACACCTTACACTGAAGGACATTCCGATGGTGGTTGTAAATCACACCTATAAAGAAATAGGTTTGTATCCCAAGGATATTGTCGGTGGCGGAACAGGCTCTTATTACTCTGCTGATAACATTT